ATAAAACTATAAATATTTCCATCAGAGTCTAATGGGTGTGTCCAAGATACTAATAAATCATATCCATTAAAAGCTACAGCATCGCTCGTACCTGAAAAACCACTATTTGTCGCTAATTGTGGTGTTAATGTTAAAGAACTAGGTTTAGGAACCGCATCAACTTTTTGAGGTGGTGTTAAAACTTTTGGAACATTAGGTATTACATATCCTCTATCAACTAAATCATATTTTTCTGGATTATATGGAGTTGCAGAAATATCAAATATTTTATCCTCACCCTCTTCTAAAGCAATAACCATATATTGTTTGGTGCTACCAGCTGTATTACTTCCATCTGCTAATTCTTCAAAAATACTCCATATTACTTCTGAGTTAGGAACAGATGAAAAAGCAGAAGCTACAACAACTTGATTATTATTTGATATAGACGATATTTGTTTTGTTTCAACTCTTGAATATTCTGACCATTGTAATAAAACTTGATTACCGCTATCATCTAAAACTTTAACAGATTTTTCTAGTGTATCAATAGCATTTCCACTTTCATCTAGTAGTACTAAATCACCTGCTTCATAGGTTGTACTATTAATTGTTGCTTTTGGCTGACTTAAATATGCTCCGCCACTAGGGAAGATAAGATTTAGGAATGAATTTCCACTTCCTGTTAAAGAAACATCTCTATCTAAAGTTATATTTGTTGTAGAACTTGCTGTATTTACTCTACCACTAAATTTTACATCTTCTCTATCTGCGTCTTGAACATTTATAATATCACCAGGATTTAAAAATCCTGCATTAATAGATGTCTTAAAAGCTACAACTTCATTATCTATTTGTTCAGTAAATAAATGCCATTTTCCGTATCTATGTGCTTGTCCTTGTGATGTACAGCCATAAGCTACAACATCTTTTATAATTATTCTTCCTGTATTTGCTATTGCATCATAATCTTCTACAATTTCTACTGCTTGTTTGTAAGAGTTTTCTGGGTCGTTCCAAGTTACTCTAACTTGATTTGTTCTTAATCTATATGAACTACTTTGATACTGAAAACTCCCTTCTAAAACATTTGATTTTCCAAAAGTATAAACAGCACCTGATTGTCTATTGGAATTAAGACCTATTAATCCATTTTGCCATATTAGTATACCTCTAAATACACTTAAAAAGTCATTAAGTAATTTTAGTGACTCCTCTTGTTTATTTAAATATACATTACAAGTAAATCTTGGTTCTGTTCCGCCTTTTCCATCTGGTACAAGCTCGTCACAAAATTTTGCAATTTGAAATAATTTATATTTATCAATAAGTGATAAATCAAAATCAGGGTCTATAAATTTACCTATTCCGTACCTATTATGTGTTAATAAATCTAAAAATATCCAAACAGGATTATCAGTATAAACTAGGTCATAGTTAACATCTGTAGCTGAAGTAAAAGTTTTTTTATCTCCTCTAAAATTACCATTCCAATCTTGCTCTGATCCTGTATCTGCACCTGTAGTATTATTTCTTGTATAAGAAGCCGTTGTTCTTCTAACTCCATTAGAATCAAGTTCATCTCTTGGAAAATAGTTTGTTGGAACTTTTACTTTTACACCTCTTAAATCATAAGACCTATTTGGAATAGTTTGAAAATCTTCTGCTCCAATGATAACAGAAGAATATGCTGTATAAGGATAACTTAGTTTATCTTCAATAATACATTCTATCGCTGAAAGAAAACAAGCATTATTATGTTGATTACCGTCTTTAAAAAAGTTTACAGCATCTAATCTTTCTATTTTTACATTAAAATCATCAAAAGGTTGAAATTGTTCAGTATCAAAAGAATATACTAAATTAAATGGTGTATTTGTTGTTTGTCTAATAAAACCTGAGCTAGTTCCTTCTTCTAAAAATCCACTTCTATCATATTTTCTTCCAGCTGGATTAGATGTGCTAGCAGGTTTTACACCTATATTCTCAATATCAGCACTTAAATCTCCAGCTTCTCCAAAAACTACTTCATCAATAAAACTAGAGCCTCCATCATTTGAATGTTGAAATGTTATTCTAAACTCTGCTCTTGAAGGTTTAGATTGTCCAGTTTCTGTATCTGCACCTATTAATCTATCAAATCCTATTATAATTTTTATATGGTCTACCTCTCCAGGATTACTAACACCTAGTTGTGATGCAGATTTTGCAAAAGCACTTGCATCACCATTCGGCATAGCATTGGCATCACTAGCATTACTAGTGCTAAATTTAAATCCATCTGCTCCATTTTCAGGATATCCTGAGCCACTTGACCCTGGTGTTACTTGATTTAAAGCTGTTTTACTTCCATTAAAGGTAATTGCTGAACTACCTATTCCTACAGGTGTTGGTAAAAACTCTTGAGTTAATTCGCCTGTTTGTAGCCTCCAAGAAAACTTTTTAAAATTTGTTCTACTTTCTTCTGTAAAAGTATCATCAACGCTTAATCTTGCTCTTTCATTAGTTACATTTCTATGGTTTGCATTTAAGTTATTAGAGCCACCATTTACAACTGCACCAGAAGTATCATTAGTTTTTGTAACTTGTTGAACTAAATCTAAATGAGCAGTTACATCAGTAACAGCTGCAAAAGCAACATCATCAATAATTACTTTTTTAGTATTAACTATTTCTTTTATTCTAGCAACTAGTTCTGCTCCATCTAAACCTGCTCCTGGTATTCTTAAAAATCTATCTAAAGGTACTTTACTATCAGTTGAGTGAAAATCATGGTCATACAAATCAGAACTTGTAAAAGTATCAGAACTACCACTATTTATTGTTACTACATTTGAGCCTTGTTTTGTAATAATTGAGCTAGAAAATTCTTTTCCTGCTTTATGTATTCTTATATATCTGGTCTCAGTAGACGACATATTTGTAAATAAATTATTTGAACTTTCATTATCTGTTACAACATTCGTGCTTGCTACATAAGTAACATCACTACTTTTAAACTCTATATTTTTTGTAGTTTCTTCCTGTGTTGTATCATTTGTTATTACTGGAACTCCATTTAAAAATATACTTCTAGCATCTTCAGTAGCTAAACCTTCTATTGGCCCTTCGGATAAAATATCATAAATTACTGCACTTTGTTTTCTTTTAATACCAGCACTAGTAAGTCCACCCAAATAGTTTTGACTATCATCTATTTGTCCTGCGCCTCTACCTGTATTTTTTCCGTCTATTTCTCTTGCCATTATTTTAATACCTTTGTGCTATTACCTGGAGCAGTTCCTCCTCCACGTCCTGTTCCACCACCAGTATATACTTGGTCGCCATAAGTAAAACCAAAATTACCTACAGCACCACTTATTTCTAGTCGTCCGTAAAGTATAGGTACTGGTGTTCCTTGTTTTACTGTTGATGCAGGTCCATTAAAAAATCCTTCTTCATTTCCACCTTGTGGGTCTTTTAAAGCCATTTCTGCTAAGCCTCTTTGAACCATTCCTGTACCTAGAGCAATAAATAATCTGGAAGCCCCTTGTTTAATTGCCTCTCTTCTAGCCATCTCTTTAGTAACTTCTTTAGCTCCTTCTTCAGTAGCCGCAGCTGTAGTACCACCATCTCCCATCATAAATCCAATAATTGAAAGAATAGTTCCCCAGAAAGCTGATTTTCTTCCGTCTCTAGAGCCAGAAGGTACTGGAGTAATAATTAAATCATCATTTCCTAGAGACAAATTTGCTTCATATTCTGCAATTAAATTTTCTCCTCTTTGTACTGTAAAATTTACACCTTTACTTAGTGACTCTCTAAAGTATCTTAAAAGTTTACCATTTCTTTGACAGTCTATACCAGTAATTGCTTCTGCTGGTGTTGTGCATACTAATTGCCAATGAGATTTACCAACTACATCTGCAATTTCTCCTTTTAGATAAATATTTCTTAACATGGTTGTACTACTTTATAATCTTTGTTTGGATATGAAACTATTAAATATGGTATTTGTAACGCATTACAAGTATTTATATCATGCTCACTTGGGTTACAATTTGAGTTATAGTGACTATGGACTACATATAAAATTTTTTCTGTGAATTGAAAAAGTGTGAAAAGTTTATCGTCCATTTTAAAATGGTCTTTTTTATTATTTGATAAATTTTTCATTTTTATATATTTCATTTTTTTATTTTTTTCTATAATTAAGCCACAACATTCGTTGGGACTTTCATTCTCCGCATGTTTATAAATATTTTTAACTAAATCCTTTAGCACCTGGAAATCCTCCGAATGGTAATACTACATTTGTAAGTGGATCTGCTTTCGCTGTGCTAGTCGCACTTGATGCTGTTATTGGTACAAATCCAAATCTTCTTTTACAACCATTTATACTTTTACTACATAAATCACCTCTTTCCCAAAATTCACCATGTGTAGGTTTAACATTTCTACTAGGTTTTTTTGCTTTCCATATTAATGTTTTTCCATTTGTTGGTGAAGTGGCTACATCATCAGTATGTTTTACATAACTATTTAATCTATCATCTTCAACAAAAGTATGATAGTCTGTATCTGCTGCCCACGTGCTAAATACTCTTATTGAATTTACTTTTGTATTTGTATCAGATGGCGTACCTATAGCTGATCCTGCTTGATTTGTTCCTGCACTAGCATTTATTTGCCAATAGAGTGTAGGAGTTGTTGATGTTGTAGTTCCATCTGGGTTTATTCTAGTTTTTGCTGATGCAGTAGTTTTTAAATAACCATCTGGATTTAAACCAGTTAAACTACTTGAATAAGTAGTAAAAGTTGTAGTGCTTGGAATTATATATTCATCATCTTGATTTACATAAAGAGTATATTCAGTTACTGTTCCGTCACTGCCTACTTCACCATTTCCTGTTCGATATTTTCCTTCTAAATTCCAAATACACCCACTTTGTGCTTTTTTAAAACCTTCTGAATCTAAATGATTACCTGCACCTTGGTAAAGCCAAGGACATCTATTTGCTATAATATTTCTATTTGGTAGTGTTATTCCTTTTAAATCAAAAGGTGCTGCCATTTCAAATATTACTTTCTCTTTTGTTCTTTGAGTCATTCTTTCTATATAATAAACTTCTCTAGGATATTCTATAGGTGGATTTGAATCTGCACTCTCTCCATATAAATATTTTTTTAGTGTTGTTCTTCTTATTAATTTTAATCCTAAAAGTTTAGTATAGTCTATATCTCCTACTGCAGAACTAAATGTATTAGTTATGTTTGCAATTGTAAATGTAGGTCTAGAAGCAGAACCTGCTATTTTTCTTTCAAAATTTGTAGCGTTAATAGGTATTTTAGTATATGTTCTTATTGTTGATGGAGTAGTATAATCTCTAAATTGTAAACTAGTAGTATTATTACCATGTGGCGAAAAATATGCAAAAACACCAGACGCATATTCTAATTCAAATAGTTCTATTAATTGAGAACTTGGGTCTTGTTTTTGTAAATCTTTTATTAGTATTTTTTCTGTCATGCTTCGTAAACTCGTCTAAAAACTGCTGTTAAAGTGTAAAAATCATCATATTCCCATACTTGAGTCCAATCAGAACATACTACTTTGTATGTTTGTTCATTTCCACTTTCATTTGAATCGGAAACTGTATAATTAAATTTTGTAACTCCATTTGTACTCTCAAAAAATGCTACCAAGTCATCTATTTCTGCTTTTGGTCGTGTGGCAAAAGATACTGAAAACTCTTGTTGTAGTACATTTATACCATCTGCAAGTCGTTGTTCATATCCATCACCAAAATTTGCTCTTATTACTCTAACTTCATTTTTTAAAGATAAGCCTTTGTCTGCTGGAACTGCTGCGCTAAATCCAGTTATATTTGACCCATCATTTTGTGTTATTCCGATTGCCATATTAGAATGTGCTTAATTGCCCTCCTGGTCTTTGCTGTCTTTCAATTTCTTTTATTACAGCCGCAGATATTGCTTGCCCTAGTACAAATCCATCATCTGATGAATCCATAGTAGTTGCACCTGTTTCCATATTTACACTAACATTTACATTATTATTTCCATTTGCTCCTTTTAAATTTACAGGTATACTCTTATTGTCTGGTAATGGTACAACTGCTTCATGCTGTTTACCTTCACCAACCATATATGTTGGTTGTTTAGCAATTCCTCCCCTTCCATATGACATGATACCACCTTTTGCAAGTCCAAAGAATGTACTAAATGCTCCTCCAAAGTTTCCACCAAATAGTTGTGAAAAAACTCCAGACCCAAATTCTTTTGACCCAAATAGTCTTTGTAATAGATTTCCTGTACCAGGAATCATGTTTGTTATATCAGGAAAATTTATATTAGTACCTGGTCCCATCGGGCCTACTGTCTCATCTTTACCAAATAAGAAATTTTTAATACCACTTGAAATACCACCAAATAAACCACCTCCAGCTCCTGCAGAGCCTCCACCTGCAAATCCTGGTATAGGTTTTCCATTAAGTGCAGCCTGTATAACCTCTCCATGATATGCAGCGGCATTTACCATTGCACTCTGTATTTTTTCAGCAGGGTCTTCTTTTTTTCCAAAAAGAATGTCACTTAAGCCTTTTGACATTGAAGTTGCAAGTTCATTTGTAAGAGCATCTGCAATTCCTTTTGCAAATGCAGCTGATCTTCCGCCTTCTGGTCTTTCACCTTTTATTAAACTAGCAAAAGTTGAAGTAGCTCCTGTTTCAAATGCATTTCTTGCTGTATCTCTTAGTCTCATCATTACACTAAGTGTATCTTCTAAAACTACTTTTTGTGCTTCTAAATTTTGTAATTGTGCTGCAAAATCAGCATTTTGTTCTTTTGTTAATTTTGTTTCATCTTTTGTTATAATTCTTATTTTATCTAAAATTTCTTGTTTTTGAATATTTAATTGTCCGATTTTTTGTTGTGCTTGTATTTCTTTTTTCTGTAAATTAGTAGCAAATCTGAGTTCTAAAGCTGAAGCAGTTGCAAGATTTTTCTTTGCAGTAATTCTACTCATTTCAATTTCTAAAATTTCTTGTTCTCTTCCTGATAATAGATTAGATATTGCTAAAATTTCTGTTGAAACTGCTGCTCTTTTATCTGTGGACTCATTTATTCTTGCTTGAGCTTCCTCGATTGCTTTTGTTGCTGCTTCCTCTCCTAGTAAGTTTTTTAAAATATTTGCTCTTGTTTCGCCAATAATATCTACTATTGAACCATCTGCAAATTCTTTATCTGATAGCATAGGTGCACCTATTGCAATTGTCTCAAAACCAGCTGCAATATCTCTTATACTTGTTCTTAAATTTGCAAAAGGAGTTGTAGGTAATTGAATTTTTTGTAGTGTTTGACCGAAAGTTTTATAGGCATTATCTATAAATGTAACTGCAGTTCCAACCTCCATTGCTTTTTGAGCATTTGCTCCTAATCCTTCTTCAGATAATTTTTGAAGTTCTTCAAATACCTCTTTATATGCTGCTGCCGCCTCTTCTTTAGTGTCAAATGTACCTAAACCTTTATTAAGAATTATAATATTTTTGGCTACATCTTGAAGTGCTTGACCTCCTAATTGTGATTTTGCACTTTCTAGTGTTGCAAGTGTATCTCTTAATATTTTTTGTTGATTATTACTAAATTGAATAGTACCTGCATCGAGTAGTGACAGATCTGGTATATCTCTCTTACGCAGACCTCCTTTGTCCATTTGCTCTCTTGTAATTTTTTCAAAGCCTTGTGTAGCAAAAGCTCCAAAACCTTCTGCAAATCCTGTGAATGAAATATTAGAAAGAACTCTTGACTGAACAATAAGTTGATCTACAATATTTTTTTGTCTTTTTAATCTACCTACAAGTTTTTCTATTTCTACTGCTTGACGTTCGGCACCTTTTGTAATTCTCTCCTGAGTTTGTTCAAATTCTAAAACTGCTGGATCTTTAAAGTGATTAATTATTCCTTGAAATATTCCTCCAAGACTTAAAAAAGCACCTGCAATACCAACTCCAGTAAGAACACCACTTAAAGCTCTCATACCTGCTACGCCAATAAACTTCAAGCTTCCCATCATTTTACCATACTCTGCTTGCATAATTCTAAGTTCTGCAACAAATTTTAAACGCATTCTTGTAAATCCAGTAGCTTGCTCAGCCACCATAACTGCATTTGCTGCTCTTAATCTTGCTACTGTGTTCATCATAGCTTTTCTTGTCATCTTTGTAGAGTCTATAACTTGACTTGTTGTTGCATTTATTGACCTTTCTAAATTTTTAAGTTGAAGTTCTCCAAAATCACCTTTCAAAAATCTATTTAGATTTTTACCACCATAAAATTTTTCCAAATCTCCTAGACTTGCTTTCATTGTTGCTCGTGGGTCAATTGTAGGGGTAGGTGGAATCAGAGATTTTACTAATCCTGTACCTAAAAGTGTTGATGCTCCTGCAAGAGCAGCGGGATTTACTGCGAGTGATGTTGCTAAAAACTCTGCAAATCCAGAAATAGCCTTTTTTAAATCATTTAACACATCATCAAATGTTTTTGCGAGTTTAGTAAAGGAGTTTACTTCTATATTTAAATTCCCAAATTTTTCTTGACCTTGTGCAATAGTTGCATTAACAACTGCTTGAGATTTTTGAAATGTATTTAGTGCATTTGCATCAAGTTTTAGTAGTCGAGCATATTCTTTAGTAGCATCGTTTAATCGAACAATAATACCTAATTCATCTAATAGTTCTGGCTCAGCTTTGATAGCACCTCGAGTAAGTCTTTGAAATGAATCTGTTAAGTCTCTACCTAATGCAAGTGAGGCATTTTTAGCAACTTCTGCTAAGTCTATAATTTGGTCTTTAGTTAGTCCTGCAGCTCTACCAATCGCTACAGCTTGTGAAGCCTCTTTAAAAGCTAGCTGAGCATCTGTAGCTGCTTGAACTTCTCTTGTTAGTAGAGCTAATGAAGTACCTGTTTGTGCAGCAAATTCCTGTTGTCCTTGTAACATAACACGAAAGTCTGCTGCATCACTCAGAAATCTAAATACTGCACTAATAGCAAAAATATTTGCAGCTAAAGTTGCATAAGCAGGAACAAGGCCTCCAGTGATACCTTGTGCCATTTTTGAAAAGTTTTTAGTTGTATTTGAAGATTGTTGAGAAGCACCTTTTAATCTACGATCAGCTGTATGTGCTGAGTCTCCCAAGCTATCAAAACTTCTTTTTGTCTTTTTAGCTCCTTTTTCTACTAGTTTTAAACTTCCATCATCAGTTACTTCAAATGTTATTCTAGCACCTTTTATGTTTTTTGTCATTATCTTTTCCTAGTTGGAGTATTTAACTTTCCTTTTGCTTTTGCTGCCGATTCAGCTGCTTTTCGTTTTTTATCTTGTTTTTTATTAACATAATCTGAATGTTTTGACTCTATATGTTTTAAAAAGTAAACAACGACTTTTTTATCTTTTATTTCATAAATATCAAGTAAGGCTTTTAACGCAGACATATCTTTTCCCATATAATATCCACTCATTCCTTCCCATCTATCGGGTAGTAATCCGTGTATTAAAAAAGCTTCTTGTACTTCTGTTGGATACTGACCTATCTCAGGTGGTAACTTTTTTTCATCTGGAACTTCTCCAGTTTGCTCACATATTTTTAAATATGTATCAACTTCAATTTGACCTTCACTAAATTGTCTATCAAGTAAAGAAATTATTTTCTCTACTTGACTTGTGTAAAATTTTCTAAATCTCCAATAGTCTCTGCTATCCAAGAGTCAAAATTTTCTGAATTTTTCATCAGTAATTCAGCATTTTCTTGAGTATAAGACAACTCATCTTCTGAGTTTAATTTTGAAACATCTACTAAAAGTAATTTTTCTAGATATTTATATTTTAATCCTTTCCAACCTTTAATAACTTGTTGTACATATACTTGTAAAAATTTTTCTTGGTCTAATACTTCTTCAAATGCTCTTGTTCGTTTATTTAATTTTTGAGAAACACTTTTATTTCTTAGTTTTAAAAGTTCCTCTCTTGATAAGTAACATATATCTACTGAAAATCCTTCAAACTCAGGATAATCTATAGTTACTGTTTTGCTCGGAGTAAGTAATGTCGATAAACTTACTTCCATTTTATTATTTTCTTCCATTTTATCTCCTAAAAGTAGGAGAGGCTTTCGCCTCTCCGATTAATTATCTATGATAAGTCAGCACCTGTGTAAACTATTTCTGCTTCATAGTTAGAACCTGTAGAACCAGGATCTACACTAGCTGGTAGAGCATGGAAATTCACATCAAGAGAAATTATATCCTCTATTGAATGTGATGGTACTTCTAAGTGACAATTTGGTAATGTAATTGCTACATTTGGAGTTGATGTTCCTCCAATTTTAAAGACTAAATTGAAATCATTAGTTATAACATCTGTTGATTCAATTATATCTTCAAACAAATCTGCACTCTTACTAGAGTCATGATTTAAGTAACATGTAAAGTTACCACTTACACTTCTAGTTCCAGTAACATTTCCAAGTGGTTGATTTACTGAGCCTAATGTTTCTGGTGTTAAGAAAGTCATATTATTTTCAAAAGTAAGATTTCCCCCTGTTAAAACCAAATCATAAGAACTCTGGAAATTACCACTACCAGCAGTTGTAACTGCTAACTGTGTTAATCTATTTCTAATGAAATTACTTGTAGTTGAAACACCTTCTGAGATTGTTTTTGTAAAACTTGGTGGATTACCAGAGTTTGAATCAAACTCAGTAAGCATTCTGCCTTGTCCACTCCAGTTTATTGTAGCAATTCCATCAATATCAAAGTCAATTGATACAGAACTTACTACACAACCTTCAAGTTTATAAGTAGCATCGCCACCATCAGTAGCACTACCTAATTCAAAGTATAAATCAAATGTACCTAAAGCTGCAACCTCTGACTGTTCAAAATCAACGGTCATACTGGTATCAGTATTAGTAATACCACCAGTTCCATTCCATGCTGAAGCAGTTGAACTTGCTCCTATTGTAAAACTAGTATGTCCTACAAAGTATGCCCACAGTGCTTCTTCAACAGCATGTTGAGGGTTTCCAGAAATAGAAGCACTTGGCTCCCATACATTTCCAGACCCTGCTGGTACTGCTCCAAAAGGTCTCATGTAAGTAGAAAAACTCCACTCAACAGGAGCATAAGAATCTGTAAACATTTGTCTACTTCTTCTACTTTTACCATTTGAATCGGCCATCTCATTTAAAGTAATTTCACTTGTATTTGTAGCCTGAGAAAAACTAAATCCATCTAACACAGGTATCTCCCAACCAACAGCTGTACTGCCATTTTGTGTCAGAAAGACTTTCGTATCTCGACTAAAATAAAATTGATCTGCCATTATTTTCTCCTATTTAGTATTGAATCTCACAGATGACTTCTCCGACACCTAGAGGTTCCAATACTCCTTCATCTGTGTCTATACTCAGAATGGTCGTCTGAGTAGTAGACTGCTTTACGCCATTGGAGTCAAAATACTCTAGCGGATCATTATCCTCGAGTACTGCCTCCACGTCCTCAAGTAATTCTTCTAATCGAAAAATTACATCATCATCGCTATGCACATAACATCTTATTGTTACTTGCAAAAAACGAAATCTAAAATTTCCACTATTGTATTCACGAGTTTCATTTCCTGCCCCTACATGAATAGATGGAAACTCTTGCACTTCGTCCCAAAACTTTAGTCGTCTATCTACTTTTGCGACTGCAGCTCGAAACGGAGTTTGTCCATTTATTTGTTCTAATTTATCACAGATAGCTTCTACTACTGCTCTTCTTCTTGTTGAATACGTTCTTCCTGTTGTTGCCATTATACTCTCTTAACAGTAAACCTTTCAATAGCTTGTTTTGTCATAATTTGTCTTATTGTTCCCCCAATTAATCTTCGAGGGTCTCTTAATGTACTTCCTTGTTGATTACCGGGTTCAAAAGTTTCATAAGGCTCTCTCATATAAGTATAGTCTAAATGTAGTCCGCCTCTTGGACGCTGTATAATATTAGTTACTCTAACTGAGTTTGCAAATCTTCCAGTTCTAAATCTGAGAGCTGGTTCAGTCATATTCATTGCTACTTGTGATGGTAGTATTGAATTTAACATATTTCTTAAAGATAATACATTATTTCGAGTAGTTTTAGGCTGAGCTTTACGTCTAGCGGTTGCTGTTCCTGCTATAACTCCACCAAATGTCTCTTTACTTTTAGTTTCTTTTAATTTTGCTTTACTTGCTGAAACTGTTGATCGTCTTCCTTTTTTAGTCTCTCTTTTTATACGTTCTGCTAATTTTTTATTTACCCTAAATCTCATATTTGGTTTAGTTTTATGTGGAAATAATTTTTGTATTGCTAATTTAGATGCTTGTAAAGTTAATTCATCAGTATAGTCAGGTGAATCACTAACCATATTATTTATTTGTTTTTTACTGAGTGTACCTAAACTATTAAGATATCTTCGAACAAGTGGTCCAAAATTTTTGGGGTCTACTAAGTCTTTAACCTCTTTTATTGTTTGTCTATCTGTACCACCTGTTTGATCACTTTCTGGAATAATAACAAGTTCTATTTCATGCTCTGCTTGGTAAGTAGTAGTACTTTTTCTTCTATCAACTTTTGTCTGATATTTGTATTGCAAAAAGTCTGCAAATACTCTACCAAATACATCCATTTTAAAATTTTTAGCTGTTAGTTTAAGAGCTTTTATTAATGCAGTATGTACATTTGTACCTCTTTGTCCAGGTGTTGGGTTGGCAACACCTTTAAACTGTATTTGACTTTGTAGTGGACCTGATTTTGACTCAGTTGTGGCTCCATGTTCAGCTACGACTGTTGTACCTGGATAGTATGACCTTGCCCATGTTTTTATTACATCTCTTATACTTCTAACTATATTTGTAGACCAAGTTATTCTAGTTGTGCCATAGGGTCCTACTCTTCCTGTTGCTTCAATTTCATATCGTGTTTGACCAGGTAGTAGTTTAACCTGTTGTACACGCCAAGTTTGATTACT